CCTCCAACAGCGGCGACAGCGGCGCGGCCTCCAACAGCGGCTACAGCGGCGCGGCCTCCAGTGTCGGCCGAGATGGCGTCGCTTTGGCGGCGGGAATTGCGTCCCGCGGGATGGTGTCCAACGGCAGTCTGCTGGTTCTGATCGAGCGCGACGAGAACGGGAAGATGCTCAGCTACTTCGCGGCCCGCGAGGGCGAGCGGGGAATTCAAGCTGGGCATTGGTACACGTTACGCGCGGGTTATCCTGTCGAAGTTGACGCCCTCGGCGAAGAGCTTGTCCAAAAAAGTAGCACTCTGTGAGGAATCGACCATGAAGCGCGATCCTCGCAACGCGCCCATCTACTCCGCAATCGAGGCCGAACCGCCTGACGGTGCCTGGACGAAGGTAAGTTTCAAGCGGACCTGCGGGCTGGACGCCTTCCGCTGCCTGGCGCTGAGTCGCTTCAACGTGGATCGGCGTACGCACCGGCCGGGACTGATGCTGAGGACTCACCGTGACGGCCTCGACCTCTATCTGAGGTTGGAACGCGAGCTGGCATCGAACACCAGGATAGCCTTCGATTACAACGGCTCCGCCTCCGCCGGCGCTTCTCCGCCCGCCGCCCTGCCGGTTTCTGCTGTCGTCCAGCCGGCCGCGCCCAGCGGGTTCGGAGGAGCGCCGGGAGGGGCGGAGTCATGACGAGTATCAGCATCGGTACCGTTGCCGGCGAGGTCACACCAGTCTCGATTGACCTAGCGCGCCTGTTGGAATCGCGTCTCCTCCTTCAGGCGAACAGTGGCGGAGGAAAGAGCTGGGCGCTCCGACGGCTTCTGGAGGAGAGCCATGGCCATGTGCAGCACCTGGTGCTCGACGTCGAGGGTGAGTTTCACACGCTGCGCGAGAAGTTCGACTACGTGTTAGCTGCTCGCAGCGGTGGCGACACCCTGGCAGACGTTCGCGCTGCTCCTGTGCTCGCGCGGCGCATCTTGGAGTTGGGCGTCTCGGCGATCTTCGATCTGTACGAACTGCAACAAAACGACCGTATTCGGTTCGTCAAGGCGTTCCTAGAGGCGTTGATGAGCGCGCCCAAGAACCTCTGGCACAAGGCCCTCATAGTCGTCGACGAGGCGCACGTCTTCTGCCCTCAGGACAACTCAGCCGAAAGCACCGCCGCTGTGATCGATTTGATGACGCGCGGTCGGAAGCGAGGGTTCTGCGGCGTACTAGCGACTCCGCGGCTGTCCCAACTGAACAAGAACGCGGCCGGGCAAGCCAACGTCAAACTGATCGGGCGCGCGTCGCTAGACGTCGACGTCGACAGGGCGTCGAGGGAGATCGGCTTCACTAAGGCGCAGGGGATGGAACGGCTCCGCCGGCTCCGCGACGGTCGCTTCTATGCTTTCGGTCCTGGCCTTTCTGACGAGGTGGTGGAGATCCAGGTGGGGCCAGTGCAGACGACGCACCCACGTGCGGGTCAAGCGTCCGCGCCGATCCCTCCACCACGGGAGAAGGTGCGCAAAGTCCTGGCGCAGCTGGCCGACCTGCCGAGGGAGGCCGAAGAAGAAGCGCGCACCGCGGCCGAGCTGCGCACCGAAAACGCCCGTCTCAAGCGGGACCTGGCCGCCAAGCCGCAACCGCCAGCGCCTGCCACGCCTGTGATCGAGCGCGTGGAAGTCCCGGTGCTTCCTGGCGAGACCGCGGAACGCTTGGAGGGAGCCCTCGCGCGATGGGAAGCAGCTACTGGCCAGCTTGCCGCTGTCGGAAAGGAGGTAGCCGACGCCCTGAGAAATGCGAGAAGCCGCGATGCTCCGGTCCCACAGAGGAAGTTCGTCCTTCCCGAAACGGCAGCTCGCTCGCCGGCAAGATCACCTGGTCCGACCTCCGTCCCTGTCAACGGCGATCTCAGTGGCCCAGAGCAACGGATCGTCGACGCCATCGCATGGCTCGAGTCGATCGGCAACGCTCGGCCCCGCCAGGAAGCCGTGGCCTTTCTGGCTGGCTACACTGCTTCTGGGGGTTCTTACCAGAACACGCGCGGGAAGCTCCGTTCGGCTGAACGTATTGAATACGATGGACGCTCGCTCTGGCTTCTACCTGCCGGTCGCGCCCTCGCGCGCTTTCCCGCCGAGGCATTGACCGCGCAGGAACTGCAAGCTCGGGTACTGGAGAAGCTGCCCGGTCCCTGTCGCAAGATCCTCGCGCCACTCCTCGTGGCGCGCGAGCTGTCGAACGATGAACTTGCGCGTCGGGCCGGCTACGAGCCGAGCGGCGGTTCCTACCAAAACAGCCGCGGGCGATTGTCAAGCTTGGGATTGATCGAATACCGTAACGGCGTGGCGCGAGCCAAGCCATTTCTATTTTTGGAGTAGCGATGCTCAAAGACATATGCTGCCATGGGGGAGCGCTGACCCAGGTGGCTGTTGGATAGTAACTAGTTACCGTCACGTTTACCAGGAGAGTCACCGTCATGTCACCGTCACCAGAGCAGTACCGGGACCAACCCGGAGCCATCCCTCTCACCTCAACCAACGTAGCGCCGCGCAAGGGTAGCCAGCTCGTCGGTTACGTACCCTTCGGTCTTACAGCAGTCGTCGGCGAAAACGAGGCCGGCAAGAGCCGCCTTCTCTCCGCGCTGTTGGCGATCCCACTGGAGGCCAAGCATCCAGAGGACCTGGTCACCGTGACTCGTGGCGAGTCCACGGCCAGCGTGTCCCTCGGCGCCGCCGAGTTGCGTATTGAGGAGCGCGTCGCCGGCGGAGTCGCGAAGCGAAGGCCGCAGCGCGCCGGCGCCGCAGCCACGTCTGCGCCGATCGGAAGGCTGCCCGACCCGATCGGCCTGATGATCTCGGGGGGCGACCACGTCGACCCCGACGCCAACTGGCGGACGCGTCTCAAAGCGTTGTTGGCGTTTTACCCGGTGGCGGTGAACGAGGAGCGCCTCGCCGCACTGTCCGGATGTTTGCCTAATCCAGATGGCGATGTTGCCGGCGAGCTGCAGGACGCGCACGGTGCCTCACCGTTCCCGTCGCTCCTCGAGGCCGCGGACTGGCTGGCCGACGGCAAGCGAGGCATCCTCCACAAGAGAAAACGCCAGGCCAAAGACGAAGCGGAGAAGGCCGCCGCCGCGGTGGAGCGTCAGTATGGGAAGCTTTCGGAGTTGCAGCGCAGCGCAGCCGCGGCCGCCGGCCTGGAACTGGAGGATGACCGCCTGCGCCGCGGCCTCGAGGAAAACAACCCCCTCATGGCCGGTGCCCAAGACCACCACCGCCAGTTGGCCACAGCGCTGGCCACCTTGGAAGTTCGCCTGTCGGACCGCATGCGTGCGGTGGGGGAACGCGCCAGTCTACGAGCCACAATTGGGGAGCGGCCGGGATCCCAATCGGAGGAAGAGCTCCTCGCTGGTGTCCAAGAGGCGCAACGCGAGTCTGAGGTGGAGCTGGCGCGGATCCGCGAGTCCGTCGCAGTCGTAAGGGAGCGCACCATCCATGCGGATGCCGGCCGGGGTGAGCGTCTCACAGCTCTAACGGAGGCGGCGGAAGCATGGGGGACGGCGACTGGCCAGCTCCAGCGCACGCTGCCCACCTGGGGCCACGATGGGTCCGCCCTGCACGCCAAGGACCTACTCGGCCCTGTCAGATCCACGCTGCTGGCGCTCGAATATCACATCGAGGCGCTGGTTTCCGCAGACGAGGCCTGCGCCAAAGCGGGCGCCGAATCCGCGGCCGTAGAGCAGGCGCTCGTCGCTGCAGAGACTAGCGCCCGAGAGCTGGAGGAGATGCGCAAGGACGCGGACGCCAGGTTGGCCGCAGCTCGTTCTCGCCAAGAGGCGTGGGCCCGAATTCAGCGCGAGCTCGCGACCAAGCTGGAGCCCATCAACCCAGGCCCCCTGGAAGAGGTCGTACGGGCACCGCTGTCCGCCTTCCTGATCGCAGAAGAGCCCGAGCTCGACTCCATACGTCACGAAGTGATAGAGGCCGCCAAGGCCGCCGTAAAAGACGCGGCTGGCCTGGCAGCGCTCGCGGAGGCCGCCCCCCGCTACCGCGAAGCCAAGGCTGCCCACCAGAGGCTGGAGGTCGAAGCCGCCGCGGCTACCGACCGGTCCGAGCGCCTTGAGGCCGCCGCGCACTCGACCTGGGACCGGCTGGGCGACGTCATCTCGAGCGCGCTGCTCTCGCGCTTCGTGCGCGTCGGGAAGAGGACGATCGAGGTCTCGTTGGACGATGGCCGATGGGTGGACGTGGCCGACGACGTCGAGCTCTCCCAAGGGAGGCTGCGCCGGGCTTTCCTTGACTTCTATCTCGAAAGGACCGATGCGGGCGAGCGAACGGTGGTGGTGTCGGACGACGTCATGCTACCCATCGGGTTGGACGGTCGCAGCGAGATCAACGCGCGCGCCGCCGCGAAGCAAATCCGCCTCATCTTCGAACAGCCGCGAATCGGTGACGATGCGCCGGGCCTCCACTTGGTCTGGTACGGAGATGCTCAGTGACGAGGGTTCTCTTTGTCCTGAACGCCGCCACGGTCGCGGGCTTCACCGCCTGCGCCCTCAGCTCGGGCATTACGCCCGAATGGTTGCACGCGAGCGTAGCGCCCTGGGAATGATTGGCTGCGCCTGCTGCGCTTGGCTTGTTGTCTCAGAAAGGAGGAAGCGTTGTTACAAGGAATCGTAAAGTGGTTCAGCGAGTCGAAAAACTATGGGTTCATCACGCCGGCGGAGGGCGGCGAGGACGTGTTCGTTCACGGGTCGGACGTCCGTGACCGGTCGCGCCTGCTGGAGCAGGGCGATACGGTGTGGTTCGAGGTCGTGAACGGGTCGAGAGGAAGGCACGCCAAGGAGGTGACGCGAGAAGGACCGGACGGACGCCTCCCGCCGATCGAGGTCGAGATTCCCTCTGCCGGCTACCTGACCGTGGAGAAGGTGGGGCATCGAGTCATCTTGCAGGCCTTCACTCGCGGCGTGAGGCCTGGTAGTTCAGCCGTCCTGACCCTGCACGACGGCGACGAGAGAGTGGTATTGCCGTAATGCCTGCTACCGCGAAGGACCCCGTGATGCTCGACCGCGAGCTGCTCGCGAGAATCGAGGCAGTCCTCTCGCGCGCGATCGTCCGGTGGTGCGCTTCTGGAAGCGATGGCATGCGGAGCCACGGGGAGGAGGCGCAGGGGGTGCTCTTGGACCTCAAGGCTGGGATCGCCCGGTACGACACCTTGGCGACGCTGTGGAGCGCAGCGCAGATGCCCGCAGCCCCTCCGTCACCTCCACCTCCGACTGAGCCAAGCGGCCAAGAAAGCGGGCGTTAAGCCTTGACCATCCAGTGCCCGTATTGCAAGGCGGAGGTGATGGTGGTATCCGCCAGGTTGGCGAATCACCTCGTGCCGGGCATCGCGGCTCCCTGCGTTGGATCGGGCGCGAGCGCGACTGAAGCGGCCAATATAAACCACGAGCACCAGTTGATCCGTAAAAAGTTCAACCGCTGAACAGGAGACTAAAGTCAATGTCAACGAGAACGCCGAGACTACAAAGACCTCTTCCGGGAGCGCCGGCACGGTCCCCGTCGAAGAAGCTTCATTTTCACCTACTAGTGCCTATAGACCGCGTGACGGCGATCGGCACGCGCACTGGACGCACACAGGCGGAGGTCAAGGGATACTTGGAGGGCATGGTCGAACGAATCCTTATGGATTGTGAGACAGCGCTCTCGAAGCTGTACCTGCAGGAGCTCGCGGACAAGACGCGAGCCGTCCAGCAGAACCTCGAGTTGTACGAACGAGAGCAGGCCGCGCGCGCGGTATCCGCGCAAGTTGAGGTCGAGCCATGAGCACGCCCAAACCGTTGGACAGCTCTGTGTTGTGGTTCACCACCACGGCCAACACCGCGGTCTTCATCGGTCGCTACCACAAAGCGACAGCGTTCGCGCACACCAGGGAATTCGGTGACACCATTGTAGGCCAGCGCCTAGATCACTTTCCGTCGGATTCGATCTCCTTCGTTCCTTGGGGCAGCGTTAACGCCTGGGGCTCCATCCCGACCAGCGTAGCGGATGCGATCGGGCGGGTACTCGGCGAGCGCGAGGCCCTCGACCAAGGGCGGGGAGCAACCGACGGCGAAGTCCGCCTCGTCGACAAAATCCTTCGCCGCACAGATGCGATCGAGAACACGAAGATGGCGGCCGACGTCGCCGCTGCCTCGCTCGCGGAGGCGCTCGGGTGGGACGAGGACGCAGAGATGCTGGCCGGTCGGGTGATCTACTTGGCGCTCAGCGAAGTCGGTTGGAGCCTCCGCGCCGACCCCGCCTCGCACTTCAACTGGGGCAGTGCGCAGCCAGTTCCCGTGGCTCCTGCGAGCAGCGCAGCGAAAGCCGCCGCCGGCCCAGGCGCCGCGGGTGAGGTAGGGCCGTGAGCCGCCGCAGGCAATTGGTAGAGCAGGACCTCCGGGACCTCGTGCGGGTCGTGGAGGTCGAGCTCCGGGAGGCCAAGAGGAAAGCCGGGAGGTACGCGCCCGGTTGGCACCGGGCTCAGGGTGGCCTGCTGGCCCTATCGAAACTGAAGGCGGATGTAAAGTCGTTCCTGGCCAGGCCGCCGTTACCCTGGTGGCACAAAAGCCAACCGGAGGTAACCCATGAGCGACATCGTTGTCACCGTCCCCAAGAATCTCTGGCTCGACTGGATCGAGGAGGGCGATCTGCCGGGCGAGCCCTGGGGCGGGGACTATTGGAGCTACTACTGTGCGACCCCTGGGCTTCCGGAGCGAGTTGTATTGAGCGGACTGCGGTGGTCGACTCATGGCCGCGATGAATTCACCGACAATCCCGCTCCGCAGCAGGCGCCGGAGTGGGGTCAACTTGCTGGCGCTGATCGCGAGTGGAGGCTCTGCGCCGTCGACCAACGTTGCTACGTGGTGGCTCACAGACGCCTGCGCGGCTACGCTCCGCTGTTTGCGCTTGAGGCCGACGCACGGAGCGGGGCGCTAAAGGCGTTCATCCGCCGTGGCGATGCCGTCGCCGTCTCGATCCCGGAACCCATTCGCGGCTTCCAGGGCTGGCGCTATCGTTGGTGGGAACGTAGCGCAGAGACCCCCTTCCCGGATTGGAGGACTCCGTGACCGCCCTTCCGAGCGGAAGGAGGAGGGGCGACATGATCCGGCCGCTCAAGAGATCAATGCCGGCCTACCGATCGGTCGAGATGAATATTTGGTGGGCGATAGCCGTCCGGTTCAACCTGCCGCAGGAACTGTCTGAGGCGGTCACGATGGCCGACAACCGGATGCTTCAAACGGAACGGCGAGATCTGATGACCAATCCTTACGGACGCGCGTGGTATCTCGACAAAAAAGGGGTGCTGCCCTACCCGATCAAGATTGTGCCCTGGTCACCCAAGAAGGCTCGCGCGGCATTCTTGGACCGGTTTGCCGTTGTCGGGCCAGACGCTGGCAAGTGAACCTCCGAGAACCGGTCTACGCTACCAGCCGCTCGCCCTTCTCGAAACGCCGCCTTAGCTCCGGAAGCGTCAGGCCGGTGCGCAACTGCCAGTGCGGGCGGTCTTTTTTCTTGCCGGTCCAGTCCCCGCCCCACTCCAGTCCGACGATGGCCTTGCCGACCTCGCCGGCGCGATCGTAGAGGGCAATTTCCTCGTCCGTCTTGCCCTCCAAGAAGTGGCCGGACCGCCAGATACCGAGGTCTACGGCGATCGCGAAGTTGTGGAGCGACTGCCCGGCACGGGCCCAGGTGACGATGTCTCCCGGCGTCGTGCGCCCCTGCTGGAAGAGCGCGTCTTGCTCGGTATAGGACCTGGTGCCGGACACCACCCGCGCGTCGACCTTGGCGTCCGCCAGGCGCCGCAAGAGCTCCCTGGCGAGGCGTTGCATGGCAGGCAGGACACCGTGCAACGCCGCCTCCGTCCTGGGGTCTCTCGTGCCGTAGGTAGCCTGCCGAGACCGGTAGAGATCGTCCCATGCCGTCGCCGCGGCGCTGGTGAGGGGGCCCCACCTCGAGTCCAGCTTACCGCGGTACAGGCCGGCGCAGCTGTAGAGGCGCTGCCAGTGGAGGACGTCTGCCGCCGAGAGGGGCGAGCTCAGGATTCCTCCGGCGGCCAGGGTTGGATGGAGGCGGTCAGGCCGGCGAGTTGATGAGTGCAGTCGCCCAGGAACTGGATCTGCCCGGCGCGAATGTAGCTGTGGCAGCGCTTGGCCGGAAGCTCCTTCGAATGCTCGGATGTTGCCGGGTACGCCGGGATCGTCACCAGCAGCGAGGGGTTGAACGTCGGCTGCGCTCGGTTCCCGTCCCAAGTCCACGTCGGCGGCGGCCCCTTGACGCGCACTACGTGAGCGAAACCGCAGCCGGGGCAATCGAAGATGAAGGCGCCGTCCTCCACCTCGCCGTCAGCGGTGTGCGCCACCGTCCAGTTGCCCGACAAGTCGATCATGGACGATCCCGCTAAATCCGGTTCAGTACTTCGGTGGGAACGCCCGGCTTCGGACGCAGCCAGTGCATGCCGTCGCCCTCCTGGGCCCATCCACGCACCCTTACGCCGTTGAAGAACCGGCAGTCGTGACTCCAAGCGCCTGCGTAGGAGGAGTCGGAGGTCTCCGCGAGCAACCGAGAGAGAAGGGGCGATTCGAGCCACAGCTCCGCGCCCTGCCTGCAGGCCTCCCGCGAGGCGTCCAGGACAGCGAAGAACAGCGGGTGCCGGGGCTGGACGGTCGGCCCGCGCTCGGCGCCGTCCAGGTTGCGGAAGACCAGATCGCTGCTCTCGCATCCGGTGAAGTGATCCAGGACCTCGATGCGCTGGCTTGCCGCGAAGTCCGCCAGGACTTCCTGCAGGAGCGGGTCCCCGGGCACAGCCTTCCGGGCCATGGCGAAGGCAAAGACCCACAAGGCGTGCGCGTAGGTGCCGCGAGAACGGCGCCTGGCGGGGCTGAACCTCCTCGATCAAGCGCCTTGGTGCCGTCACGTAGGCGCCCGCCGGCTTCAGGGCGAGCTCGGCCGCGATGTCCCGCAGCATGGGGTTTTTGATCCAGCTGTTCACGAAGGAGGACAAGTCGCTCATGCTGCCGCCTGCCCCGTCGCGAAGACCACCGACTGCCCGCGGACCATGACGTCCCACAGGATGTCGCCACCGAGCGCGGGGATAGAGTGGGGCCCGTTGCTCTGCGCGCTCTCCGCCCAGATCTTGCCATCGTCGATCCAGGCCCGGTAGCCCTCTGCCGGCCCCGGCTTGCGGTAGCCAACGGACGGCTGAAGACCCAGCCAGGTGCCGTCGAGCAGGACCTGCGTCGCCGCCCTCGCCGGCTTGTTGGGGTTGGGCCAGGGGCCGAAGAAAACCATCTCGGTTCCCTGAACAGTGCGTCGGAGCCTGATGGTCCACGGGTTAAGGTTTTGAGGCGGTCGCGCCGGCCGCGTACCCCAGAGGTAAGTGGAGGCGACCAGCCGTGCCGCGTCAACGTCGCCGCGAACCACCGCGCGCAGGTGCTCCCTCTCCTCGTCGACCAATCCCCATGCTCCCGCCGGCGTAGGGTCGCTGTAGAGCCGTGATTCGGGCAGGAGACCCGCCATGGTCCCCTTGATCCGTCCGCGCGGGCCCCGGGTGGCCCGCGGTTGCCAGTCGAGCGCCCAGGCGGTGTAGACGGACCACGCGTCCTCGCTGGTGATCCCCTTACCGCGGCCGGCCCTGGGCGTCCAGCGATTGCCGGCGATCGCCGTGGTCAGCCCGTCCCGTAGATCGGGGCTCGCCCCCTCGAGCACGCCGTCCCCGACCAGCACGCGGTCCCTGAGCCGCCCTACCGGCATCGACACGAGGGCTCCCAGGGCAAAGGCCGCGCGCACGTTCTCCCGGATGGCCGAGCGCAGCCCGTCCTGCCCGGCCGCGAGCTCCCGCAGCGCCAGGAGTTTCGCCTCGAGCACGCCGGCGAAGTAGAGGCCCGGCGCCCCGAGCTCGAGCCCCCATAGGCCCTGCGCCCGCTCCACCTGGCAGGCACGGCCGATGTCCTCGAAGCGGCCCAGCGCGGCGGCGCCGAAGATGGGCGTGTTCTTGGATCCGGCCGGGCCGAACACCCACTCGTCGCGATCCAGGGCTCGCCGGAGAGAGTCAGCCTCCTTCGCGAGCATCGGGTTCGACTTGACCACTTTCCCGGCGGCCCGTGCGGCCATGGCCGTGAGCAACGGCTGAAGCGCTTCGTTAGCCATCGCGATCCCTCAATCTTTGCTGATGCGGTCAATGACGATCACCGGCAAGCCGGGCAGCGGCGATCCGGAGGCCGTTACGGCCGTGGTCACCGGGAAGCTACAACAGTCCCTGGCGAGATCGCCGGGCAGACACCAAAGGTACCACTTGGGGACGGTGCTCCCGGGCTCGATCAGGGGGAGCATCGCGCCCAACGGATCGCCAGCGCAGCCGCCGGTGAGCGTGGAGACGATCGCTCCACCGAGACTTCCGACGCGAAACTCCGCGAACGCCGCCGTCGGGGCGATCGGAGCGGCCGTCACTCCCTCGACGATCTGATCACCGAACTTGGTGTCGGTGAAGGTGGCCATGCGCGCGCGGGAAATGGCGGCGCACCCGGAAACGGCGAGGGCGAGCACTGCGATGCAAAGACAAAGGAGCTTTTTCATCGATGGGTTCCTTTCTGGATTCTGGTTAGACCACTTTGCCCACTTTTGCCCACATTCGACCACTCTTGACCACTACGGCGACGGCGCGCGCAGGATCTCCCAAACCTCACCGCCGACGACCCCGCGGTCGACGAGTTGCTTGACGATGCCAGCGAGCCCTCTTGGCCGCGGCGCTACCGGGACGGCTGCTGTGTCCGTGGCGTCCGAGGTAGTCGCCCCGCTGTACTGCGCCAGATCGAGATCCAGCATCTGCTGCAGCAGGTCGTTCGCCTCCTTGTCGGTCAGCGTGCCGCGCAACTCCTGGGTGGTGAGAACCTCCTCGAGGGAGACCGCGAGGGCCCCGAGCAAACCGTTGATGATGACCTTGCAAGCCGCACACTCGACCTGTGGATCGGGCATGATTTACCTCCTTACGTGGTTGGCTATTCGCCGGCGCCCCTCGCCGCGGCCGAGGGTTACGGGCTGCGGGGGCGGCGGCACATCCTTGATTCCCGCCTCTATCATACGCGTCTGCAGCTTGACCGTATAGGCCTGCCAAACGGCAGCCTCGTTGCGGAGGGCGACCTCCAAAGCGATGCGCTCATCCAGCCGCGAGCTGAGACCGGCGTACAGGCCTTCCAGGAAGCGCCCGTACCACAGGACGGCGACGAGAGCGGCGAGTGCGATCACGCCTGGCCCCCAGCGGTCGACCGTAGACCAGAGGCGGTTCCTCATGCGGTTTCGGAGCGGCGAGTGACACGGTAGGAGGTTTCGACGATCTGGTCGATTTCCGCCGTCGTGAGGCTGCCTTGCCCGGGGACCTTATTTTGTCGCGCGCGCTGCAACGCCTCGTTCGCGACGAGGACACCCCGAAGCATGCGCCCTTGGGTTTCCATGGCGAAGGCGATGCGCTCGTCGCCGTCGCGAATCTTGTCTCCCAGCTGGCCGAGCGCAAGCACGTGCTTCTGGGTGTGCCCGCTTACGAAGTCCATAATCAGCGCGTCGCGCGCGGCCGTATTCGCGGACTGCTGGCTGAAGAGCTTCCAGACGATGGCGGAAAGGACGCCGGTGACCAAGACCAGGGCGCCGAGGACGCCGTACTTTTCGGCGCCGTAGGATGAGGGATCGAGGCTCTGGAGAGCAAGCAGCATGGTCAAGGCGACGTCTCCCTGCGTGTGACCCTCTCGGCGCTTTCAAGTACGCGGCCCATCAACGCGAGGTCGTCTCTCGCCCGCCAGAACTCATACGCGAAACAGGCCAAAGCGACGGCAGTCGCCCATCTCGCGACGCCAGTGATCCAGCAGGTAGGGCCGCCTAACCAGATCTCGAGAATGTCGCAGACGCGAGTAAAGGTGAAGAGCGCGATAAATGCCAGCCCGCGCCGCCAAAGAGAAGGATAGGCGGCGGTAACCCCGCGCAGACGGCCTCGTAGGTAGACGTAGACAGCTATTGCCAGAATCCACGCGCAGCAGAAAGCGACGGCGACGTCCGCCGATGCGTGCAGCAGGATCAGTCTCGAATCCCAGGTCCAGCACTGGCCATGCGGCATGAATTTCATGCGCTTGTCGCCTCCCTGTGTTCTGCCGATCCACAGTTTAGCATGGCCTATTCGTCCACCTCGCGGAACGTCGCTGCCACCGCGTAGAACTTGCCAGCCTTGTCCACGGCAGCGCTCTCGGGATCTCCTTCCACCTCACACAGGTGGGCGGTGAGTCGCCAGGTCTCCGGCTTCGTGGCCCTCGGAATCACGTACACCCTACCAGTGTGCTTCAGCCCCCAGAGCAAGGACAGTATCTCGCTCTCGCCGGCGGAGTTGAGAAGGTGGAAATTGAGTTTGTGGCCGCGCAGAAGAACTTCCGCCCCCTGGGAGCCTCGCGCGGTCGGGATCTTGGCCCAGCTCTGGTCGAAGTTTTTGGGAGGTTGGTAACGCTCCGAGATCAGGGGGAACCCGGCCTGCAGGTGGCCGTCCGGGTTCCCGGAGTCAGCCAGCGTCACGCGGCAGAAGGCTGCGTTGGAGGCCGTGGTGGGCAGCCAGATCACGGGCCAGCCCTGGACTGGCACGAAATCCCTCTCCCCCGCCTTGAGGACGCCCAGCGAGGCGTCCAGAGCCACCGCGGTGCCCGAATCCAGGTAGTTCGTGGAGAATCCCGAGTCCATCGCGAGCTCGACTCTGCGAGTGCCGATCCCCGGGCGCAGGTTGGTCTTCACCAGTACCACGCCGCCCACCGAGATCGTCCGGCCGAACCCGAAAGTGAGGACCCAGCCGGTGAGCGTACCGGCCGGGCTTCGGCAGACCTGGCCGAGCTGGCGCAACAAGAGGTTCGAGGCGGGATAGCCAGCCGCCTCCGCCGAGGCCGCAGCGGTCTCCGTCGCCCCCACCACGCCACCAAAGCCGAAGCCGGTGTGGCCTACCAGCGCGATTTTCGCCTCGATCGCCACGCCTAGAGTATAGACCAGACCAGGCTCGCGCCAGTTGGCGTCGGGCCGGCTGCTCAGCGACCCTTGCGCGACTGCTGCTGCCTACCGGAGGGAGGGCGTATATGAGAGCCGGACCTGTTGAGCCCTTCCACGCTATGGACCTCGTGCGGACGATGATCGTCGAGCACGACGTTGCCGCCGGCGATGTGCCCCTCCCGCACAGCGCCGTTGGGGCGCTCCACCTCTACCCTCTGTTGCCCGCGTTGGCTGTGGCTGTCGTTCTTTCCCTGCATTTTTGCTCCCCTCTGGCGAAGGTGAGAAGAGGCTACACGCTATGGGGAGAGGAGGGCAAGGGGCGGTTGACACCCTATCGTCCGAAGCTTCGCGTTAACTGGTGGGCGCTGACGCCTAAAGTCCAAAGGAGGAAGTGGAACATGCGTAAGCTCTTTCTGGTGTTCGCTGTCGCAGGAGTTCTTCTCGCTCTCGTGAGTCCTCGGCGAGCGGTCAGCGCTCCCGACAACGATTGCAACGCTTACTGCAAGACGTGGTGTGAGGGCAACCGTTCCCGTTGCGACGCCTACTGCGCAACCCTGCCAATGGAAGACGTCGCTGAATGCTTCGCGGAGTGCTCGGCCGGCTACGAATGGTGCTTGTCGGAGTGCTGTTACATAGAGTACGCGGGACCTATCCCCGAGCCTCCCAAATAGGCCAGCCTGGCACCACCCCCTACCTGCAGAAAGCTCCTCCCCCCGCCCCGGCCATTTGACCTCCGGGACAGGGGGAGGAGGACCTTCAGCGGCTGGCGCCGCAGTCTACTCGGCGGAAGGGGCGTAATACCCCTCAACGACGAGGGTCAGAGTGACGGAGGCCGTGGAGCGGGCCGAGACGTCGTAGAGGCATTCCGCCGCGGGCTCGCAGAGACGCACAACGGCGAAGCTGCTCGCGGTCCCACCTCCGAAGGAGACCGCACTCGCCGAGGGCAGGGTTCCGTCCCACTCCCAGAGCTTCAGGGAGCCGGCGCCGGCGGAGGAGATGTGTACGGCGAGGTCGACGCCGACCGCTTCGGCGGGGACGTTGCAGGCACCACGCACCGTGATGCCCTGGGTCGTATCGGCGGCCAGGCTGCCGCTGAAGACCTGGCAGGGCGCCAGGCCGATATGAAGCGAGGGGGCGGCGTTCGACTGCCCGTGCGCGGAGGCGGGGAACAGCGCGAAGACCGCGAGGACGAGAAGGGTGCAAACGTTGATTCTTTTCATCAAGATTTCTTCCCCTTTTGGAGTTCCTAGAGTAGCTGGTCTACGGTGCCACGGTGAGCAGAGCGGTCAGGGACGAGAAGTTCTCCTTCAACCAGCGGGCAACGTCCCCGCCGTAGAGCAGCGCGATTCTCGCCTCGACTGCCATTGTCAGCCCTCGATCTGCAGCAAGGGGGTTACCACCTCGCCCGCGAGCAGCGTCTGCCACCCCGCCGCCGTGTTCACCTCGACGATGCCGCCGAGGCGGACCCGCAGCACCGGGGTGAACCCGTCGCCGTTGCGCAGGGACAGCGTCGCGCGACCCTTCTCCGCGCCAGGCGTCGCGTCTTCGAGATCAGAAGTCCAGATGGCGTTTTCCATGTTTCCCCTCTGTCTCACTGGACGACGTATGTGAACGTAAACACCAACGGCCGATTTACCCCGTCCGGGCTCGTGTACTCAAGGTTGGCGCGATCATTCGTCGCATCCGCTAATATCGTCACTGGCGTCCCTATGCTATAAACAGTCGCCAGTCCGGCGCAGTTCTGCCCCGCCGTAAAGTTGCTGGCGACGGGAAGCGAGACATGGAAGGCGGTCGCCGAAGCCCCCGCCGCGGTGGGGTCGATATCGACCTTGCCTGAGACCGTAACTACATTGCCGACGCGGAGCCACTGAGCCGAATATGCCGTCGATGCCGCCACGTTTGTGACCGCGGTGATTGCAGGAGTATACGTCCCCGAGGCGATCGTGGCGCCGTCCGACAGATCGGCCATTGACGGTCGGGCTTTGGTGATCGCGCCGGCTGCCGTGATGCCGGTCAGGAAATTGTTAGCGGCACCAGTGTCCGCAACGACTGTCGTCCCGATGACGCCGCTTGCATTTTTGTCGTGGAGGCGGAGGGCCGTCGAATCGGTAAAGAGGCTCACCTTCCCGGACGCGGGACTTGACGGTGCGGCGGTGTTGGTGACGACGATCGTACCGGCGGCTGGCGTCGCCGTTGGGATGTTCGCTAGGGTCGTGGCACAGGACCCGGCGCTTGTCGTGACATCGCCGGTGAAGGCGGGCACCTGCGAGCAGGCCAACGAGCTAGATAGATTGGCGAAGGATGGCTGAGCGCAGGTCGGCGCCGAGCCGCCGTTCAATGTCGTCGCGAACTGATTGGCAGAGCAGGCGCCCACGCCGGATAGGCTTTCGCTTGCCGCGACCAGCGGCATGTTGCCCGCAGCGATACGCGTCGCCGCCAGCCCCGGCGCGTTGTTGAGGCCACCGGTCAAGTTGGAAGTGAGGTCGTTGCCGACAACCTGGTAGTTGTCGGCGCCTGCCGTAATGTCTATCCCGTACTTCTGGCTGTTGGAAAGACTCGCCGTCTGGCCGGAGCGCGTCCCGGTGATTCGGACGTGCGAAGAAGTCGCACCGAGCGAGATCCCGCTCAAGGTCCCGGAGCTGCCGAGGGAGTTGCCCGAAAAGAAGCCCCCGCTGATCGACACACCGTTGACCGCTCCAATCTCAAGGCCGTGGCCACCGTTGTTGACCGCGCGCGGAGACGAGAACAGATATTCGAGCCCACCATTGAGAAGGAAACCTCGCCCGGAAGTCGAGGCGGCCCCGTTGCTACTGGCCCAACACGCGACGCATGTGACTCCCCGGATGACGCCCGTGCCAGACGGATCGAACTTGAACCCCACCGTCTTGTTGGTATCGGCGAGGATATTGTAGAACGTGGGCCAACTCACTTGGTCGCCGGTCCCCGGCGCGACGAGGACACCGACATCCGCAAGGACCGCCTCAATGTTGTTGAACCAATCTCCCCCGCTGTTCTTGACGTAGATGGCGCGCGATCCCGTCGTTTGATTGCCGGCAATGAACACATTGGTGAAGTAGCGGTCATTCCCGCTGAGCAAGCGGATTCCATCGAAGGCTCCAGCGAGGCCGATCGTGACATCGCTGACCATCCAAATCACGGCCAGGCGCGAAGATGTCCGACCGAACTCGAGCCCGTGTCCGCCTGACGTTTGGATCGTGAGATCGGTGATGCGCCCCTGCGAGCAGCCATCCACAACAATGGCGCTCCCGGCAGTGCGCGTGACAGTCGAATAGAACGAAAGGTGCTCCACTCCACCGCAGGTTGCATAGGCCGTAGCGCTCCCGAAGACGATGCCATCCGCAGTGCTGCTCGCAAGCAGCAGCATCGTCGCATCTTGGCCATCTCCGACAATCCGCACCGATGCCTGAGAAGATGCCGAGGCGTCGACGTTAAGCGCGGCGCTGATCTTGTATTGGCCACGAGGAAGGTAGACCACGCCGCCCGTGACTTCCGCCGCGTCGATCGCTGCCTGGATCTCGGCCGTATCGTCGTTGATGGCGTTGCCAAGGGCGCCGTAAGGAGGGCTCCTCACATTGTAGACGTGTTCGGTAATGCTCAGGGTCCGGTTGGCGGAGAGGTCCATTGAGGCGCCACCATTGCAGAGTAGCGGCGGCGTGCAGGTGATGATGCGCGCCATCGGCGCGTAGAGCCCGGTAGCCGTGATCGACGCAATGAAGTTGGTGACCGTGATCTTCTTCGAGGTCAACGGCGACGCAGTGGTGATCTGCAAGAGATCGCTGGCGCCGGCGGAGCTGGCGGCCGGCAGCTGACTGACCTTGACAGTCGGAATCGTCTGTGCCGCCAGGGCTGGCGTACACATCATGACTAACGCTAGGAGCTTCTTCACGTGTTCCCTCCTATTCTTCGACCAGTAGTTTACCATCCTCGGTTATAAAGGCCACTCCTGCCTCCGTCTCGAGCGCGATCGGCGGGTTGTTTCCCCAGAGTCCGAGCCTCGACAACCCGAAAGTGCTACCCGGGAGGCCGGATGCCCGGCTCATCTCGAAGGAGCGAGACAACTCGGCAGCGCGGAAGCTGCTGCCGTTGCCGAGCCCGTTCGGTCCGATGACCAGGACCTCGTCGGTGAGCCTCAGGAGGAGGGCCCGTTCTACCGAGGAAAGACGCGCGACCGCGCGATCAGCGGAGAGGCGGGATCGTAGCATCGTCGCGGCACGTTTCGCGTCGAACTCCCGCTCCAGGAAGGACCAGGCGAGAGGCAGTTCCCTGGCATTCCGGTCGTCCGCCCTCTCAGCCGAGTTGCTGGCTGGCGCGATTCTACCTAGCTCCTTGAGCGCAATCCTGGCGTTTCCAGTGACAGAACCCGTGATCTCGCTCTCAGTCAAGGGCCTCCAGACCTTCGCATATCCGAGCGGCACGGACCAGGTCGCTCTCCCGTCCTGTTGCTCATCCAGGAGTGCGTTGACAGTGGAGTAGAGGTCGATAGTCATCGCTGGAGCCCACCGACACCCTATCATAGTGCCGTAGGTCCCCGAGACCAAGTCTTTGCAGCGATGCCCGGCGCCTTCCGACAACGGCGCGTGAAACTCCAGGCCAGAAGATCCCGGCACAACCGGCGCATCCACTATGGTTTGGAGTTCCGCGTCGGTGAGGGCCCGGTTCCAGCGTGTCGTCTCGGACATTGCGCCCCAGAAACCAGAGAACAAGCTACCGCCTACAGCGCCGTTTCCAAGGCGGAGATTCTGAGTTGCCGGCGGAGAATACGATCCGACAATTTCAGAATTGGCTACCATTGTTACGGCACCGAAAACCTTGCCGACGAGCAACCTCTGCCGCAGGGTAGGGCTGGCGTTCGTTGGGTCTCGAATGACGGCCACCAGGTACCAGCCATCGAAGTCGACGGCTTGGGACGGACTGACAAGCGCCGCGAGAGACGACAGTTGCTGAGCCACGAGCCTGCCGTTTCCTCCGAATGCCATCGCGAGATGAATATAATTATCGATCAACCCCTGTAGCCGGCCGGCGTAGCCGTCGACCTGCACCCCCCATGGTTTCACCCACGTGGTGTAAGTGAAGGTGGCGCCAGGCCCATCCAGTCCCTCCCACGTGATGCCGGCGTCGGCATGGCCGAGAAACTCCACACACGGCACATTGCTGCCGTAAGGACCCGGCAGTACGGTAGGCAGCAGGAACCCCGGCAAGAGTCTCCCCGATTCATCTTGTCCGAGGTACACCCCGACCGGGCCCATGGCTTCCCGCAAGAAGGCGCCGACGTTCGTTCCGTTGGTATAGGTGTAGCCAGACCGCCACGGCAGGAGGAGCTTCATCGCATCCCATTCGGAATCGGCAAGGTCACGCGTAGCCTCCAGATCCGTGCGCGCCAACAAGAACCTCTGCACTAGTTGCGCTATGTAATAATTCTGATTATCCTCGGTTTCTCCGAACCCTCCGGTGGCGCCGAGAAGGTCGATCGTGAAGGGTTCCGACTTCGTGCTCAGCGCTACTGTTTGGATGATGCCGTTGCCCTGATTCGAGTAGTCGGTGGGTTCCGCCAAGAGGGCTCCTTGCGCCTTAACAACATAGAAGCCCACCACCGACCGATCTGCGTATTCGTACCGCCCGTTGACGGAATCAATCTTTCTCATGGCGGCTTGGAGCAGCACGCCATCGCTGATAACTCGAGGCTGGCCAGCCTGCTCCGGTAAGCCCAGGTCGGTTGGCACCCAAAGGAACGTCCCCGAGAGAGTGGCATTATTGGCATTAATCGAATAATCGGTTACGGCGCTGCCTAACCCTTCGTTGCCCGGCCAGACCGCCACCGAGCTGTCTCTCGCCTCGCCGAGCCAGGTGGCGAATTCGTCGCGCGCCTGAGCGGGCGAGATGTACCCATAGATGCGATGGTCGCAGAGCAGATCGGTGGTCGCGTTAGCGCCCCATGTGACCGAGGCGGCCTGCGTGTCCGGCGCACCGTCGCTGCTCGCCTGCAGCAGAGTTTCCGCGACCAGCGGGTCCACGTGGAGGATCAGGAGATACCTCCCCTCAGTGGTGCTGTGCCCGTAGACTGCGACGTGGAAGAGGCCGTCGTTCAGGCCGGAGGGCGAGGTCAAGAGGTTCAATCCCGCCACGCCGCCCACCGACGTGCTGCCCGAAACGCTGCCGTCAGTGGCCATCCGCAGGGCGTAGTTCTGATTCGTCACGCTCAGTTGCTTGACCAGGAGGTCCACGGCGGCGGACGGCGATCCGCTCACCCTGAACGCGCACCCGACAGCGAAGTTCACCAGGTCGTAGGCGTCGATATGCGCCGCCACCGCCGCGCCGCCGTTGAAGCTCGGGCCGACCGGATTCCCTCGATACCGAGGGATGAGCGCTGGCCTGTCCAACCTCTCGGAGGGGGAAGCCAGCTGGAATCGCACCTCGTCGCCGATGGCGGGATTAGCCGCGATCATGGCAGTGCACACCACCTCGAATGCCCGATGCGGTTTTCCGACCTCGCCCATGCGCAAGGTCAGCCGCCGTCCGCTGAAGCTCTTAGAACGGATCAGGTACGGAGAATTGCTCAGTTTCGAGCTTCGATTCTTCAGAGACACTGAAGATGGAACCGTCAGTCCAAATCCGCCGAAGAGCACGTCCTCGTCCAGGCGCTCGGTGATCTCACCGGGAGGCAGGAGGATAGCTTCCATGGTAGTGTTGGCCGGGTAGTCTTCCGGTCCGGTGCCAACCTCTACGAAGGAAGCCCACAGGGAGTTTTCAACGTCGGTTACGCGATCTCGCTGCTCGATCTCTGCCGTGATGTTCAATTCTGCCGCGGTGTCCGCCAAGGCCGCCGCTAGACTGCGGTGCGTAAAGGCCGCAGCCGTAGCGCCGCCGGTTGCACAATTGAATTGCTCGTAAAGTAGTCGGACGACGGCGGCTTGATCGATCGCTAGCCCTGGTGAGCCGGTCGCCAGCGCTGCGTCGACTACCGAGATGTCCCACGGCGACGGCTCAATCGCGTCGAGAGCCCACGCCTTGGCGGAGATGGTCGTAAGACCGCCACGCAGACGGACCCAATACCAACGGGAATCGCTGATCGTGCGCGTGGCGGTCGCCAGTACGGTCTCTGCGCCGGCTGCCCACTTGACCAGCTGGATCTGCGTGGCGCTCGAGCGCTTGACCACATAGGCGTTTACGCTCCCGGCGCTGCCCGAGCCGCGAATGGCGGCCAAGGCCTCGAACCCGTCGCCGGGGGTGTCGATCCTGACTAAAGCCAGTACCTCCTGCGCGGCGAGGTCGGACGCCGCGTCCAGGGCACCGAAGAGCCAGAGCTCCTTACCGGTAGACGACCCTCGGAGGTCGAAGAACCGCTTACGGCGCGGATCCACGAAGGGCCCGTCCACGATCAGCGTGGAGGAGGAGCCGATGAGATTCCAGTCCGACGGACTCCGGCCCTTCAGGTACTCGCGCGCGTCTGAGCCTACGCCGGCCATAAATCCGTTTGCTTAATTGAAGGCGGACAAGACCCTGACGACTAACGGGATTTCACTCCTCAGTTCAGACACCTCGTCGCGGGTATTCTCGGTCGCTCGTCGAATTCCGCGCAGCTCAATGATGGAGTCACCGTGCCCGACCTGCAGCTGCGTGACCACCGGGTCCAAGCTGCTCGCCGCGATGCTCAGCGGTGCCGGTTGCTGCGTCGCGCCAGTCTCGGCCCCCAAGCCGCCGAACTGCTCCAGAACCCGGTTGAGCATGTCGTTGGCGGACTTGAAGATATCACGGAAGCCCTGGCCGGCCACAGGCGTCACGGTCTGGGCCTCCTGGAGAAGTTGCTGGATGAGCTCCGGGAACTTGTCCAGCCCCTCTGCGTTTCCGCCCATCAGGGTGGCGAAGGCGGTCCCCACCCTGCCCTGGATGTCGGCGAAGCGCTCCAGCGGCTTCAGAGGGGAGACGTCAGAGAGGTTCATGCTGTCCAGCATGTCCCGCACCCCCTGGAGGTGCTGGTCGATCACCTGTTGGAGGGCGATGGCGTGGGCCTTTTCGAGATCCGTCGTGTTGCCCACCACCTTGCGCAGCTCGTCGAACTCCGCGTTGACCGCCTTGATCTCGCGAGCCATGGGGGAGAGGACGGAATCCAAGATCTCCTGGATGCGCCGCTGGGCATTGGCGACGTCGGAGCTACCGGTCCCCGTCCCGCCGGCATCGGGGATCCATTTCCAGCCGAAGCCGGTCCACTGCCAGTGCCCACCCTGCCCCTCGCCGCCTGGAGTTCCGGGCTCGCCGCCGCCGCCGGTGCCGCCGGCCCCACCGCCACCCCCGGGACCGAAGAGGGCCGGCCCGGCCTCGATCACCTTCGTGATCAGAATGTCTAGGGGTCCCGTTATGGCCCTGATCCTTTCTTCCGTATACCCAAGCGCGCGCATCGCGAGCTCGATCTCTTGGCGGCGCATCTGCAGCTCTAGGACGGCCAGGTCGTACTTGAGCTGAGCCGCCTCCTTGTCCATCCCCAGCAGTTGGTAGAGGTCGAGGAAGAGTTGCCCTGTAGCGGTCGCGAGCGAGCTCTCCTTCTGCCGGCGAGCTGCCGCCTCGATCTCGGTCCGCACCCGGTGGAAGACGTCCGCGGAGATCCGGCCGGCCGCCATCAGCTCTTCGTTGTCGCGAATCAGCTTGGCCGCGTTGGCGTCCAGCTGCGCGAAGCCGGCGAGCAGCGGGCCACCCAGAGCGGTCCCCGCGTTGATGAACTGCTGGGTCGCCCGATCCACGCCGTCCTGGATCGATTGCAGGGCAGCTTCCCCCTGGCGAGCGGCCTCGGCCAGGAGGCGCGCCGTCTCCGCCGCCGCGAAGCCCGCGGCACGGATCCGGTCGGACAGGTCGCGGAAATGCTGCTGCGAGGCAAGAATCGCCCTACCGGTCTCCCCCATGCCCTCCGCGGCCACCTCCTCGCGCAGGTCCCGCTGGGCCTGGGCCCGCTCCGCGCGCGACTGCCCGCCACCGCGTCCGCCCCGCGGGGCCTTGCCGCCGGCCGCCGCCATGGCAGCGTCGTACGCGTCCTGCCACATCTGGGCGTAGGCGTCCCACATCCCGAGGGCGACGATCTGGGCCTTGATCGCCTGGAGCTGGATCTCGACCATGAACTTGGCCCACTTCACTCGGTCGGCCTCGTACTTCTGAGAGCCCTCCAAGAAGCGGTAGAGGGTCTGGAAGATGCCCAGGCTGATCTGGTCCTGGGTCAAGGCCTCGGGAATCTTGTTGAGCTCGTCGACGTAGGCGGCCAGCACCTCGCGCAGGTGCGCCAGCGCGGCGTCGTACTCCGACAGGTCCTTGTCGCGGATGCCGCCCGGGGTCTCCGGGCCGCCGGCCGTCCCCTCGCGGCCGGACTGTTGCCGGCGGCGCTCCATGTCGGCGATCTGCCGCTGAGTCTCCTCGATCTGAAGCTGCAGCTCGGCTCGACGGGCAACGGCGGACTCGGCGATGCCGCGGTTCAAGCTCACCAGCGAGGCGAGGTACTCGGAGGCCGACATGTCGATGCCGAGCGCGGCGTAGATCATCGCCTGGCGCTCGCGCTCGCGGGCCGCCACCGTCGCGTCGATCGCGAGGCCCAGCCGCTGCTCCCCCTCGATCTGGGCCCGGTAGCGGTCGTCGATGCCCATGTAGCGCGCGCCAGCGTCTCCCAGGCGATCGTTTCTGGCCTGGAGTCCGACCGCGAGGTCGGCCTGAAACTGGTCCATCGTCCGCGCCACGCTGTTGTGGATGGCCAACCGCACCTCGGGGGAGAGCCCGGCAATGTCGCTCTGCTTGACGGCCTGGATCATCGCGAATTCCATCGCGGCCTGCTGGTCCTTGCCGAAGTGCTCCACCATGCCGTCGGCGAGCCTCACGTACCAGTCCGTCTTCTTGCCCTGCCCTCGGCGGCCAACGGACAGCGACCCCTCGAACCCGGTGATGATGCCACCCAGGCCAGCGACGAACTGCCCGACAGCGTCCACCAACTGCATTAGGTTGTCCTGCACCTGGCGCAGGCGCCTGGCGTCGCCTCTGACGTTGGTCACCGCGAGGTGGCCGGCCTGTCCGAGACCAATAGAGGCCTCCGCCACCACGGTGCCAGCCGTTTTGATCCAGTTCTTGACGACGAGGTAAACCACCGCGAAAACTGCCACCCATGCGCCCACACCCACCGCCGCCCCCGCAGCCCCACCACCATAAGCGGATCCTCCGAAGAGGCCACCCCAGCCGGCTCCGCCGGGCGCTGCGAACATGCCGCCGGCTCCGCCTGCCACGCCAGCGCTCCCGCCGAGAGCTCCAATCGCGCTCATTCCGCCGGTCACCCCGCCCGCTCCACTGCTCCCCGCAGCCGCGCCTGCAAGGCGCGTAGCAGCCATCGCCCTCTGCATGACCACCCACCGGGCGAACATCTCGATCAGCGCGCGGACCCACATCTCGAGGAGCCGGCGCATGAATTCCTTCCAGGAGACCTCCGCCCCGAGGATCAGGTCGCCGATGACCCCTTTGATTTCCTCGCCCGTCTGCCGCCATGCCTCCTGAATCGGTTCCATGGCCCGCGCCACGAGCTCCAGTTGGGCCTGTTGGGCGCGCAGCGCGGTGTCGACTTCGTGGACGCCGCGGATCTCATTCTCGACGGCCAGGCGCTGCAGTAAGAGCTGTCGGTTCTGCTCGTCGGAGAGTTGGGCGTTGAACTCGAGCCCCCTCTCCCGGATAGCGGCCAGCACCTCCTCCTGGATAGCCAGCTCCTCGGTAGCCCGGGAGAGCAGTCCGTAACGTTCCAGGATGCCGGCCACCTCGGAGCCGTAGAGGCTGGCGGCCGCGGCCTGGGCCTTCCAGTCGACGAGAGCGGCCCGAGCGCCCGCCTGGCGCCGCCTGGTCTCCGCCAAGGCCTCCTCCGCGGCAATCTGGGCGCGCAGGGACCTCTCCGCCTCGTGCTGCGCGCGCACCTCGTCGAGGATGGCCTTGGCCCGGTCGCTGCTCGCCGCCTGACCTTCTGCCAGCCGTCGCTTCTCCGCCTCCAGCGCCACGGCCCGGTTGCGGCTCGCCACGGTGCTCTGGGCGACGGCATCCGCGAGTTGCGCCTCCAGGTCCTTCAACCGGCCCTCGGCTTCTCTCTGCCGCTCGATCGCTTGGACGTTGAGCTGTACGGAGCGGTTGTACTCGGCGCGTTTCAGGATTTCGCTTGCCAGTTGCGCGACGTAGGCTCGATCCAACTCGAACCCTTGCCCCTTGGCGATCTTGAGAGCCTCGGCTTCGGCCTCTTGCCGTCGCATCGCCTCGGTCGAGCCCGTGAGGGCTTCCTGAAGTTTCATCTCGCCGTCGGCGAAGGCGGTGTCGGACTGCTCGGTCTGCTCCCGCAGGGTTTTGTTGACCTCCTGCTGGCGAGCCCACCGCTGCTCGGTCGCGATCAGTTCTTCGATCTTGCGACGCAGAATCTCGCGCTTCTCCGCGCTCATCTTGTGGAGGGCGGCCACCTCGTTGAGGGCGGTCGCTTCGCGATCGAGCACGTCGGTAGCCGCCTTAACGGTCGCGGATCCATAGATTTCGGCTTCCGCAAGAACCTTGCGCTTCTTGATCGCCAGCTCGTGCTTCTCGATCAGGTCGGCCACTTTCTGGCCGAGCTTGTCGGTCTCGTCGGCCATCGTCTTCGTTTTCTTGGCGCCCTTGTCGAGCTCCACTTGCAGCAGCGCAAGCGCCTCCTTGGAGTGCTGAAATTCGATCGCTTCGGTCCGTCCAGCCTGCGCGAGCCTTTGAGCCGCCTGCTCGGCAGCCCTGAGCTTGACGACGGCTTGGTCCGGCACGAGGTGGGCCACCATGCCCTCCCCGGTCCGCTCCCAAACGGTCTGCGTCGGACCGTGGCCGGCCGCGGCGGCGCGCGCTGCTTCGAGCACGTCGAGCGAGGCAACGTATTGCGCGTTGTGCTGAAGGATCAACGCCTGGCGGTTCGCCAAGGCCGCCTTCTCGTTGTCGATGAACGCCTGCGTCTGGCTTCTCAAGGTGTCAATGTCGCGGTCCCGGGCCTCCCGGGCGAGGTCGACGACGCGCTTCTCGTCCGCGGTCCCACGCGCGGATAGGCGCCGGGCCTCGTACAAGCGCTGGATCGCCGCCAGTTCGTATCCATAGGAGCCGGGGCCGGTCGCAAGGACCGTCTCCCCTACTGCCGCCGCAGCGCGTACGCCGTGAAATCGTTGCTTGCTCTTGGTGACCGTGTCGTACTGCTCGCGCAGTTTGGCCAAGGCGACGGAGTCCTGGTTGGCTCGGGCGACCTCCTCCAGATACTGCTCGTTCTGTTGGCGCGAGACGTCGATCAGGTGGCGAATCCAGACCACCAGGCCGGCGATGGCTACCGCTGCGATCGCATACGGGTTGAGCAAGAGCGCCGCGTTCATGCCGAGGATTCGAAGCTCTGCCAGTGCAGCAGCGGCACCCATCTCGATGATCTTGAGGGTCACCGAATACAGCCACGCGGCAACCTGCAGGGCCATCAGGGCGACGATGGCGTCCCGCAGGAGGCGCCAGTTCTTTACGAACCAGACGAGCAGGTCGATCGCCGCTTTGATCAAGCTCGCCAGTTTTTGACCGAGGGCGGCGGAGGCGTGCGCCGCCATTTCGTTGAATAGATCGGTGATCTCGCGCAGCCCGTCGGCGATGGCTGCCGTTGCGCCGCCCTGGCCGACCTGGTCTGCGAAATTGGAGAAGGCGTCCTTGAGGTTGGACAGCGCGCCGGCGGCGCTCTTGGATTGGCGCTCCATGCCGCCGGCGAACTCAGTCTCGCCGATTTTTGCAAGGTAACCCACGATGGCGTCGGTGTCGCGCTTCATCGTGGTCGTGACACCGTGGAAGGTAAAACTGATCTGTTGCCCCTGAATATGGGCTACGATACCGAACCGCTTCAACATTTCGGTTTCGCCGGTCGCCGCACCGATCACGGCCTGCGTGTAATCGGTGATGTCGCGGCCAAACGCGCTGGCCGTGTCACCCAGGGCGCGCAACAACCTCTCGGTTGGCGCGATGCCCACCGCAGACAGCATGGTAAAGGCGGTCGTAATATTCTGAACCTCGAAGGGCGTGGTGATCGCGAACCGCTTTATCATGTCGAAGGCGGCCGCGGCGGACTCGGCGGAGCCCGTCACGGTACGTAGTTGGAGACGTAGCTGCTCGAATTCGGTCGCCTTGACCACAACGGCTGTGATACCGGCCACCACCAGGGTGAAGGCCGCGGCAAGACCGATCAAAAGAGGGCGAATAGACGACGTCGCCTCTGCCGTCGCGCGCTGGCTCTTGTTGAGGCGATCGTGCTCGGCCGTCGCCTTGGCGATGCTCTCCTTGTAGGCGGCTTGCGCGCGAGCGTTCGCCTCGAGCTGTCGGTGTTCGGCGCTACCCAGGGCGATGCCAGCGCGAATGGCCTCGTTCTCGGCCGCTACCGCCGTCTGCATTTTTCGGTAGGCTTCCGCGGACATCTGCGCCGCGAGGGAGAGGCGACGCAACTGATCGGTCTCCCGGTTGCTCGCGGCGATGGCCGCCGCCTGCGCATGGAGCATGCGCTCCATGGTCGCGAGAGCCTGCCTCTGCGCCGTGCTCAACTCGGACGTCGCGCGGGCGGCTTGGCGCTCCCCGTCAGCGAGATGCCGAGCACCCTCGCCACCCTGACGCATCTCGGTGGCAGCTCGGCTTACGCCGAGGTTCTCGGTGCCAAGCCTCAGGTTGATGCGGAGGTCACTTGCCATCGGAGTCCCCCGCGGTTTTCATTTGCTCAGAATGGTAAGCGGCGCGCTCGTTAGCGATCGCGAGGACTAACTCTTCCCAGAAGAGCAGTTCCGCGGGCTCGACCACTCCGTGGCGTCGCAGAAACGCCTCGAAGTCAACGCCCAGGAGAACCGCGCCGTTCTCGTCGTGGGGAAGCCGGCCCTCCACCTCCCAGACCACCATCAACTCCCAGGACAGCGCAGGGACCGTCTTCGGATCGCCGTCTTCGTCCTCTGCGTCCTCGCCGTAGAGCAACTTTTCCATGGTGAGGACGTGGAGCGTGACGGGTTCCCCCGAGGAGTGCCGGGCCGTGGCAGGGCAGCGAGTGAGGTCGAAGGCAAGCCCGCAGGCGTGGCATTCTCCTTCCTCCTCGCATTTCCGACCGCAGCTCGGGCACTCCTCGGGGTCCCAAATAGCTCCACACCCGTCACAGATCAGCTTGCCGGCGTCGCGGACGAAGGCGTCGCGTTCGTCTCGGGACCGACTGAGCCAGTCTGCGTGGACCCAGCGGGTGTAGGCGCTGAGTCCGATTGGGCGTTTTCCGCTCCCTCGGTGAACCACTCGGCCGACAAGCGGGCCCCGTCCTCAATCCAGTTGGCCATCGCGTCGCCGAAGCGCTGGCCCAGGTAGGGATTCGGGACCTTAAAGCCGTCCTCCATCCGCGGCGACCAGGCTCGAGTCGCGGGACTCCAGTCCAGCAGGAATTCGTTGGTGATGACCAACTCGTGGCCATCCGCGTCCTCATTGTAAAGAAGCACCCACAGCCGCGTCTGCGCGTCCGACAGAGATCCCTCGTCCAGGTCGAGCCCCTCGCCGCCCTTCCAAAGAATGTCGGCGATCGCCGCTTTGCGAGCCCTGAGGTTTTCCTCGCGCTTCGCGGGGTCGAGGATGGCAGCCTCGGCCTCCTCCATCATGTCCACGATGGCGGCGGTCTCGGAGCCCTTCTTCTTGCGGAAGCCGCGGCGCCCCTCGGCCAGTTCCTGCAGCCGCTTCTGGCGGCGCTTCTTGACGTCTGGATCGGAGAGGGCAGCTTGGGCCTCCCACTCCTCCCAAGACCGGTGATTCGAGCGAAGCACCTCGACGGAGAAGGGCTTCTCTCCGTCGTCGATGCCGAATGGGTTGGTGATAATCCGCGTGTCCTGCGCGATGCGCTGGACGTGTCCCCCGAGATGGCCTAGTCGAATAGGTCCCTCCGTTTCTCTGGTTATTGGCTACCGACCGATCAGACCAAGATCGTGACGGCGCCGGCCTTCGTGATCGTGACTTGCCCCTGGACGATCCAGGTGACGTCGATGGTTGGGGTGGTGTTCTTTTCTCCGAAGAGCATGCCCAGGTCGTCGATCTTCACCGCGAAGGTGTACGACGGCTCGTCGTCGGTGACCGCCCCGCTGGTGTGCTTGAAGACGAAGGTGTCGTTCCCGTCCCCGTTGAAAGCGGTCACCATGGCCGCCTCGAACTCGGTGAAGTTCTTGGATCGAAAGAACGTCACCTGTGCCTCGTGCTTCGAGGTGCCCTTCTCGGTGGCGTCCCCGAGGTCCTCGTAGGAGGGATCCTCGATCCGCACGCGGGTGAGTTTGAGGGTGAGCTTGCGTACCCATTTCGAGATGTCGGCAGCGTTCAGGGTGACGACCGGGTTCCGGATCACCCTCTTTTCGTTCGCCATGAGGCGTTCTCCTTGCGGGCGGAGCCCGGTAGTTGCGGTGGTTACAGAATGCTCTTGTCGATCAAGTCGATGCCGCTCGCCGTTACGGCCGTTCCCGCCCCTGTGACGGTGATCCTTTCTCGCCAGAAGAGCTCGCCCGTCAAAGCCGCCACGTCGCCGTCCAACTGCTGCCAGGAACCGCCCGGGCCGAGCAGGGTAACGCTCGCGCCGACGATTGGCGTGGCCATGGCGGGGTCGCTGTCGTGGAGCAACTCGAAGAGCACGGACGTCCCCGAGAACCCAGGGGGATCCGCGAGTTGCGGAGTCCAGGCGAGGAGTTTGCCGGCCACGACCGCCCCCATGTTGAGGATCGGCGACAGAAACGGCCCACCGGCGGCGTTGTATGCCGTGGTCCCGAGGTTGGTCCACAGGAGCTTCCCGTAGTGGACCATGGAGCCGCCCCCGCCAAGGCCCGCCTCGAAGCTGCGCAGGGCTTTCTTCTCGTGCGGCAGGGTGAGCTCGTAGATCTTGGTGCGCATCATGACGACTCTGTCGCCAGAGGCCGAGACCGCTACCGGAGAACCGCCGGCCGCGCGCCGCATGTCCCCGTCGCGAAGCGCAAGGAGCGAGAACTGCGTGTCCAGGTCCTTCAGCTCGGTGAGCAGTTCGGTCTCCGCCGCGCTTCCAACGCCCGAGATGGTGGCCTCGTTGCCGTGGGACCCCTTGACCGTGTCCGCTCCGAGATCCTCGAAGGTCTCCGAATCCACGCGGTCCCTCTTCTTGGGGAGTCCGAGATTCCTCGCCGCTATCGAGATCCGGTAGCCGTTCAGGAAGACCGGAATGGATCGCAGGACGAATTTTTCATTCGCCATCGGTCGCCTCCTTCGGCGCGATGGGCCGCGCCCTCGGCGCCGGTAGTTCGGCGGGGATTGCGGTCGCCGCCGAGGCAGCTGGCGGATGGGTAGCGGGCGGCGCTTTCACGGGCGCGAAATAGCCCTCCCGCTCCAGCCACTCCTCGCGTACCTTGGCGACCCGGACGATTCCGGCGCCCGTTGCCGCCGGGTCGGAGGTGACGCGAGTGCCGGGTGGGTGCTTGAACCATGGCCTGGTGAGAGTCTTCATCGTTAACCTCCAGAAAACGGGACGGAGAGGAGTTCCCCCATCCAATCGCCCACCTTCCCCATCCTCTGGACGAAGGCGTCCTCCGGAAACGCGGCCACCAGGTCGATGGCGTGGGTCGCTAGGTGCTGCCTGAGTTGCTTCAAGGCCTCGGAAGCCCGCCCGCGGCGCGCCCCTGTTTGGTACATCAGCTGGTAGCGGATGTACCCACGGAAGGCCGGCGGCACCGAGGAGTCGTAAACCGCCTCCACTGCGGTAATCTCGTGCGCGTAAATCGCCCACATGGTCGGCTTCGCAACGTCGTTTCCCGGCCTGATCGCAGAAATGGCTTCGGCGCCGTCCTCGAACGAGCCGGCCCACGAGCTAGTAACCGGTGAAGCCGGTGCCCAACCCTCCAGAGTGCTCGAGACCCAGGAGCGCACGTCGTCCTCCCAACCGTGGCCGTCGCTCACAGTCCAAACCTCGCTTCAACGGCGCGGATGGCGTCCTCTTCGATCTCGGCTGCGCGCGCCAAGATAGCCGCCATGGCCGGCCCGTAGATGCCGCTTGGCGCCTGGAGCGAACCGGCGGCCCGGCCGCGCGAGTCGACGTGCCGGCCGAGCTCCAGCACTCCCGCGTAGCTGTCGTCCGGCCGGCGGGCGTCTGCGGCGGCGTTGGCGATAAAGAGAGGCGTCTCCAGGTTCGACGTCGTGCTTCCGGCGAGGACCGCGTCGATCTCGGCCGCACCGGGCACGGGAAAGCTGGTCGCGTTGGGCAAAACCACGAACTCCGGATTGCCCAGCGATCCGCGATGAGACGCCCGATACTTGCCGGACGCCGCTGGCGAGAGGGCCACGATTTCCAGGAAGGCCGCGCGGAAGGCTCGGTTCTTGAGCTCCAGGGCGAGCTCGGCGAGCACCGCGGGGATGGTTTCCTCGAGGATCGAGGCCAACTGCTCGGGGGTGACGTCGCGCGTTGCCATCAATGCCTCGTCGCCCTCAGGCCGTGCTCCTGAAGGATGCAGCCCATGTAGCAGATCTCGGAGACGACGACCTCTCCCAGGATGCTTTCCACGTAGGTGCGGCCTCCGTCCGGTAGACGCTTCACCACGAAAACGACAACACCCTCGACGTCGCCAGCCTGCAGGTCCTCCTGCAGGAGGGGGATCACGTCCTCGACGTGCGAGCAGTCCTTGCGGACCAAGCCGAGGAGCTTGCCGGTCGGCTCGCTCAAGTGACCTCCGCCAGCGTCTGGTGCATCATCGCTTCGAGGCAGGACACGCCGCCGATGACGGCCAACCGGTTCTCCGTGCAGCCGTGCGTCCAACCCATCCCGATCTCGCCGCCTGGCTGAAGCGTGACGAAGCCAACCCCGAGGATGCGCCCCTCGCGGGCCTCGCCGAGCAGCCACTCCAAGCGCTCGACGGTGTCGTTATCGACGGCCGCAGCCTGGTCTCCCGCGGGGAAGTTGAGAAGGCGCGGACCCGTGGCGGGAGGGGCGTTCAGCTCGCTCATCGCCTGCTCCTCGCCGGCCACCTGCGCACGTTGCGCCTGCGCCAGCCCATCCAGGCGGTGAGCACCCGGATATAAACCTTTGGCGAGCCCTGTCGTCCTCATGGTCGCCCAACCTCCAGGTCCCAGGAGCCGCCCTCGGTCGCCGCGAAGCCGCTGACCCTGCCGACCGCGCCATCCTTCAGTCGCCGGAACCCCATGTTCTGCCGGGGCGTGGTGGGCGCGTTGCGCTTCGGAACCGAGACGAGAAGCGTCGTTGCTCCTGCGGCGAAGCGGGCCATCTCGACCTCGGTCGCGTTCTGGCAAAAGCAGTCCTCAAATCTCCGTGTCGGCCCCTTGACCGCGACCACGTCGTCCTCGGCTACGTCCGCGGCGAGAGCCGGCGCCACGGGAACGGCCGTGATCACGTCGCCAGCCACCGCGACGCCCGACTGGACAACGTAATCCGCACCGCCGATCGTGAGCACCGACCCCTTGCCGAGCAGGCCCGACAGCGTCGAGGAGTCCGCCAGGCGCAGAGAGATTGCCGTGGCCCCGGCGAGCGCTGAAGCCGCCATCACCAGGGACTCCGGGACGCGGCTCGAGGTAACCGCGATCAGTTCCAGCGGCTCGGTAAGCTCGATCGCCTCCGCGCCCAGCAGCCCGTGCAGCATGGGAACGGCCGCCACCAGCAAGGAGTTCAGGTCGTCGGCCATAGATCAGCTCGTAGGCGCAACGAAGACCGTTGCGAATACCTCGCAGCGAATGACCCCCGCGCCCGGGGTCCCCGTGGTCGTAATGCGCAACTTAGCCGCGGCTGTCTGCGTCGGGCCGGCCGCGTCGGTGGCCACTCCCCCCTTCATGTGGTCGAGACCCACTGAGGTCGTCCCCGCCGCCATCGTCGCGTTCGCCGCGGAAAAGCGAGCCGCCGTGGTGCCATCGCCAACAACCCAAGCCGTGGCCGTCGTGATCGTGGTGGTGACCCGGCAGACCACGGCGTGGACGATGGAGTTTGCCGGCAGGAGATTGGCCGAACTGTCGGTGGTGGCGCCGACGGTGCTCAAGGTGATCGACTCGGAATTTACGACTTCGGTAGCCGTCGCGCCGTTGGTGCCCACCACCTGGTTGATGGTAACGCACGACGCGGCGCCGGCGCCGTCGAACTGGATCACCTTGAGGGGCCCGGTGCAGTCGTTGGCGAGAGCCGAGAGACCGGTAGCCGGCAGGGCAGTTCCCCAGGAGAGGGAGTGGCAGACCTGCAGCGAGCCGTCCGTCGCACTGATCGCCGCGTAACCCTCAGTCGCCGCCGTGCAGGATCGGGCGCCGATCACGGCCGTGGTCGCCGGCTCGCGCCAACTGATCCATCCGAAGCGAGCGCGCTCTTGCGCGAGAACCGGCAAGGCGAATAGCAGCAGGGCCAGCGGCAGCATCTTGATCTTCATCGTGGTCTCCTTAAAGGGCGGGGATCATCGTCGAGATCAGCCGCCAGGCCTCTGGGTGATTGGTGGATAGAGAGTTCAAGTCCACGCCGGCGCGGAAGGATGCGCTCCCCGACCTCGAGGATAGCGACTGCAGGGTCGCGTTGGAGCCGCGCAACGGCATGAGCCGGCCGGCGGCGGACGCTTCCGCGAGGAGTCGGATCCCCTGGAGATACTCCTCGAGCAAATACTCCCCTTCGGGAAGGATCGCGTCGAGAAGCCGTCCGCGGGAGTCGTAGACCCCTTCGGCCGGAAAGATCAAGTGCTGTCCTAGCTGCCGTGGCCAGCACCGGACGTGGGGCCGGATCGCGTTCTCGGCCTCCTCGGTGGCGAGGAGCAGGGCCCGGTCGCGCTTAGGGTCTCCCGTCTCGTTGGTGAGGTTGGCGAAGCTGGTGAGCCCCCGCCGAACCAGCCACGCCGCGGCGTCGTCGACGTCCTCGTAGACCAGGGCCGTCGCCAGCCCCATCCCGTCCTCGATTTCCTCTTCGGCAAAGGCCATGCTCACCCCGCGGACTCCGTCTTGGTGGCAACCGGCAGCTCCTCGCCAGCACTCGTCTCCGGCTCGGCAACGGGTAGAGGTGGCGGCTCGGCGACCGCCTCGAGGGCCTCAAGCTCTTTCTCGGAGAGGCGCTTCCCGTCGAGCGCCGCCGCGAGAGCCGAACCCTTGGCGAGCTCGTCGTGAGTGACCTGCGCGGCCAGGATGCGCCGCAGGAGGACCCGCACCTTGGAGAGGGCGGGAGGGCGGATGGTCGCCAGCTTGGGCAGTGAGTCCGTGAGCGAGGAGTAGACCGCTACCGCATCCGAGATGACGGGCAGGCCGGCGATGATGGCCCACAGTCCGCTCTCGGCGCCGTTCGTCACCACCAACCAGGCCCGCGAGAGGACCTCGGCGAGCGGTTCATCGCCCGGCCAGCTCGTCTCGTCGTAGCCGCTCGCTGGCACCACTTCACCGGGGTCCGGCCGCCAGGTGATCCGGCTGTCGGACATCGCCCGAAGCTTCGCGACGGTCTCCTGGGCCCAGATGGCCACGGCGGAGGCTGTGCTGCCGCTCCCGGCCGCGCGGCCCAGGACTACGATCGACTGCGCCTTCACTCGCCGGCGCTCGGCGAGCTCGAGGTCCAGCGCCTCGAGCCGTTCGGGCGCCCCGAGATCGTCCGGAAGCCAGTCGATCGCGCCGGATCCGACGAAAACGCGGTGCGCTTCCGGCAGGTAGGGGGACCGCACGACGGCCACCGGCTTCTTGGCCGCGAGGTAGCTCGCCGCGATTTCGTCGTAGACGCCGTCGGTGCCGAGCACTACGGCGCCGGCGAGATCGGTGCGGGCGAGCAGGGGGCGCCAGACCCCTGCCAGTTGGAAGGCGCCCTGGTGACCGAGGGCACCGAGCCCGGCCGCGACCGCGTCCACCAGCGGTCCGGACTCCTGCGCGAAGATGCCGAAGGTCTTCAAGGTCGTCTCCCTACTGGCTGAGGATGAAGATCCCGGGTCCGAGCTTGTGGGACGAGACGACCAGGTCCCACTTCGTCGCGTCGGCGAGCGTGCTGTCGTCCGGGTTGTCCGCCGAGCCGGCTTTCCAAGACATGCCGCGCACCTTGAGCGTGAACGACCACTCGATCTGGAGGCGAACCAAGAGGTTTTCTGGAGCGGCGGTGGCGTCGCCGGTGACGATCGCGAGGTTTCGGCGTTCGCTGTTGCCCTCCTCGATCTCGACGGCGCCGCGAACCAGGGCGAGACTGTTGTACTTGTTGGGACTCCCCGCCACCAAGAGGGGAGCGATGTCGGTGACCACCGGGATCCGCCCGCTGGTCCCCGTGGTGCCCTGAAAGATGGCCAGCGCGCCGGCGGCGAACTCGCGGTTGACGATCGCGTCGCCGATCAGGTCGTGCCAAGGCTTCGAGTGCATGAAGAGCGTGACAATCTCCTGCGCCCGGTCCCCGTGCTTGGCGAAGCCGTTGTTGAGATCGGGGAAGTTGAGCGTGGGCGTCGACGCGGCCGAGATGTCGAGCTTGGCGGTCGCACCGATCGCTCCCAGGCTGCCCAGAACGGCGGAGAGCGCGGTCGTCATCATGTTCTCGGCCTTGTGGGCGCCGAACTGCAGGCCGGCCTGCCGTTGGCCCATCTCGCTCGGCAGTCCGAGGTCCTCCCAATCCTGGAGGGTCCAGTCCTGGATGAAGGTACGGAAGATCTTGATCTCCCCGCGGCCGATGTTGGTGAAGCGAGTGGGCGTCAGGTTCCCCGTGCTGCTGGGGTTGCGGCGTTGCACCTGGCCGCTGGTGTTGGTGAAGAAGTTGGTGGTCCGGCGCCGCCCGGCGAAGCCGCCGCCGGGGGTGATCTGGATGGCGCCACCGCCGGAAGCGTCGAAGCCGGTGATGATGTCCGCGAGCCCTTCGTACTCCGCCGTTGAGAATACCGGCTCGAAGAAGGTCAGTCCCGAGCTACTGGTCCCCATGGTCTTGCTCTCCTGTCAAAGGCCCCCGGGCCATGCGGACCAGTCGAGGGCTAGGGTTAGGCCGCCGCCTCCTTGCTCTTGCTGAAGCGGGCGGCGTTGTGAGCGTCGACGGCCTTCTTGTAGCCGTCCGGATCCTTGGCGGAGAAGGCGAGCTTCTCGTCTTCGGTCATCGACTTGAAGGGCTTGTTCGGTCCGCCGGCGACGTCGTTGGTCTCGGTGCCGGAGCCTTTGCCCTTGCTGACGAAGCAATACTGGAGGTGGCCGAACGGCCCCTTGCCGGCGCGGGTCTGCTCCAGGAACTCCCGCGGAGTCATCAACCCGTCGGGCCCACTGCCCGGCATATAGGCGCCGTTGCTCTTGAACCTCGCGACCGGGAAAGGTAGCCCGTCAACTTGCTTGCGCTCGATGATCCCGGAGACTTCGCCGATCAAATGGTTCCAGGCGCCATCGTGGACGAACTTGAAGTCCTCCGGCATCGCTCCGAGCACCAACTCCTTGGCGGCGAAGGAGAGCATGACCTCGCGATCCAGGTCCTTGACCTTGGTCTCCAGCTCGGTGATCTTGGTCTTGTCGGCCTTGGTGACCTCGGCGAGCTCGGCTTGCTTCGCCTCGAACTTGAGCTGCGCCCGGCGATCTACTTCCTCCGAGAATTTCTTGGGGTCGGCTCCAAGACCCTGGGCCGCCAGCTCGGCATCGCGCTCCTCAGCTTCCTTCACCTTCTGCAAGACGCCCTGGAGGCCACCGAGCGGCTTGAGCGACTCCTCCAGCTTCTTCTTTTCCTGGAGGATCTCGTCGCGGTTTGCGAGGATGCTCTTCTTTTCGTCGTCCAGTGGTTTGGTCGCAGCCGCTACTGCGGCCGCCACTGCCTGCTGGATCGCCGCCTTGACGGCAGGATCGTCAAGGTTGGGTCCGCCACCGGCGGCCTCCTTCTTCTCCTCGTTCTCCATTCTCAGCTCCCTTGGCCGGGACTCCCGGCTCATGCTGCGTCCTGGGTGGGGCCTGTAGCCGTCCGGTACGGCCGGCGGCTCAGCCCCTTCAGATTCCGCCCCCAAGGCAGACCGTTGGCCACCTGCCGGGCGGTGATTCAGGAATCAGGATAGAGGAAGTCCATTGCGCGACTTCGAGTTTTTGTCCGCCAAAAGCGCCGCCGCCCCCCTTGCGCCGCAAACAAGGAGTGCTGTAGGATGGGCAACGTGGAGACCGACGAAAGCGTGGTGGTCGAATTGAGCGGGAATCCGCCTGCGGCTCCCATGAGCGAGTTGAACGAGGCCGAGGCGGCGGAGCTCGCAATGTTCATAGCCGCCCTCAACGGGGAGGCGCCCGTCGTCGACCTCTCCGGGCTCGAGGCGCCAGTGCGCAAGGCGGAGTTCGCCCGCGTTTGCGACCGCGGAATCGCCGCCAAGGACGCCGGCGCGCCGTATGCCCTGGTCGAATTCCTGCTCGCGAGGTCGACGTCATGACCGACCTCCCGCCCGACGCCTGGGACCGCGAGGTCAAGAAGAAGGAGCGACCGAAGGGCAAGGTCGCCTTCTCCCGCCGCGCGCCGCTCTATCGCCGGCTTCGGCCCGGGATCGTGGAATGCACCCACTGCCGCGAGGTTATGTCCGACGATGAGAGCAAGGCCCATACAAAGATCTGTCCGGTGATGCACTCGGAGCCCCGCCGCTGATGACCGACTGGCCGGATTGCGATTGCGAGGGCAGAGAGGGCGACTTCGTCTCGCCGAACCCGGACGACCACGGGGCAGACTGCTCGCGGGGGCTGTTCCTGCGCGCACGCAACGAGGCGATCGCGAGCGAGGACGCGGAGGCATTCGAGCGGGCCGTGGGCGCCCAGAGATTCGCTGAGGCGGCGAATGCCGCATACCACGCCACGGGCGACAAGCTGTCCGCCCTGGCCTACCTCGCCGCGCACTGCGGCGCCGACTTCGAGCGCCACGGCGCACGGGCCGCAGTCGACGGTCTCCCGCAGAAACCCGTCCCGCCGGCCGTGACCCTCGCTGGTCCCGACGCCGTCCGAGAATGGACGCAAGGCTACGAGTCGGTCGCGAACGAGCCGTCCGCGCCGGCCTTGACCAGCGCTTCCCCGACAACAACGTGCAGGCGCGCGAGAAAGGGATGATCCTGAATGCGGGCCTACCTCGATGCTCTCCGCCACGCCTTACAAGCGAGGACGACGATGTGCCCTTCTAGGGAGACAAGGTAAGTGGCCCGTCTCGAGTTTGCCAAGCGGGCCGCCCTCTCCGAGGTGCTGAGAACGGCGAGGGAGCGTCTCCAGTGGAGCCAGACCGACGCGGCTCTGCGCGCGGTGGAGGCCCTGCGCGAGGCCGCCAAGGACGGCCACATGAGCCCGGCGGACCGTCGCTTGTGCCAGAACCTTGTCGTTACACGCCATCACGTCCAGCAGTTGGAGAATTGCCCGGCCGAGCCGCTCAAGGGCGAGAGCAGGATTCGCCTCATGGGACTGCAGCTCGCGCTCGGCCTCACCAGCGCGCAGGTCAACCGTCTGGCAGGAGGGATCTGATGCTGCGCCGGGATCGCAGGGGCCGCCTCCGCGTCTACCTCGGCCGATCCCTCGTCTCGATTCCGGGCTGGCGCCGGGTGCGCGTCACGATCCGCAGAAACAGGCGCTGGGTACGTGCTTACGCCTGGGTCCACCCCGCGTGCAATAGCGGCGGGTGGCAGTGGGTTGGCCGATACCTTGAGTGGGAGCGCACCGGCAAGCGCCCGCCCACCAACACCCATATGCACCACCGTGATGGGGACAGGGCCAACGACGAAGCGAAAAACTTCGAGCCTCTCCCGTCGGTTGCGCACGGTAGATTGCACGCCTCTGCGGCCCGACGAGACGCCCAAGGACGGTTCGCCGCTGCTGCCAAATGATTGCCGAATAGAAGGAGACCATGAAGAAGAAACCGTTTGGAGGCAAGAAGGCCGCGCCGTTCAAGAAGGGCGGAGGGCGCGCTACCTCTCACCCGAAGACCGCTAAAGGCACGGCGCGGAAGAAGCGATCCACTAAGTGAGGGGGGCCTTGCTGAGGTGGCCCTGGAATGCATGAGATTCGCTTCAACGCCCATCTTTGGCCGCACGTTCACGAGCTCTACCGGTCGGGGGCTGGCTCGCCGCGGCATTACTTCGAGGTCAGAGTTTTCCCGTCCCGTACCACGCAAGCTGCGGCTTACCGACGACTCGTCGCGCGCACTATCAAAACCCGTCATGGCGCTGAAGCTGGCGACGAGGGGCGAGCTAGCGGTATCTTCGTTCACCCTCGCCAAACGGCCGCGGTGGTCAGCACGTGGTCAGGAAGGGGCGGCACCTTGTCCAATCGCTTCGCGGTGGCCCTCTTCGCTCGCCGACTGCTTACGATGGAGTGCGTCTCGCACGAGGCCGTCCACGTCACGACCTCTCTTCTTCGCGGCCTTGCGCACGCCAAGGCAAGCGGCGAACGGAAGCTTAACCCCTTCGTGAACCTGGGCCGGTCCCCCGGCGGCGACAATGAGGAGCGCTTCGCCTACCTCGTCTCGGCGGCCGTAGTCGCGATGCTCGAAGGCTTCTGGTCTGTGGGCATCCGGAAAATCAAGAGAACATGAAGACGACGATCCGCGATCCGCAAGTCTTCCTCGACGGCACGGACGTGAGCGCCTCGGTGACCTCGCTGTCTTTTGAGGTTGAGCGCCCGCCGCTTCCCCGTGCCTCCGCGCTCTCCCCCCTTTCCTTCGCGT